AAGTTACGGGCCTTTCAACGACCGCATCCTTGCCGCTGCCCTCTACACAACCCGCCTAAGCAACGCTGAACTCGCAGCCCTCACCGCATAACAATGGCTACCTTCCGAAAATACGAGTTTGCCGTTTACGCTGACTTCCGCACTATTCACGATGGAGAAACATCGCCAAACACCTGCGTAGAGTTGGGCCATGTCAACCCCAATAATCCAAAGGCGTACTGCGTGGACATCCTATGGGAAGGCGAAGAGCCTACCAATTGGGTGCGCCATCAAGTATGGCCCGCCCCTTGCGGAGTGCATTCCTTCCTTGGATGGGACGCACAATACGCCGCTGACTACAAAGAATTTGCAACACCGCAAAGCAAATAACATTTCCAACCATGGGACTATTTCGCCGCAACCCTAACAAACCCAACCTTATGCAATCAGCCATCATCGCTCTGCTCCGCCACTTGCTAACATTTATCGGTGGTACACTCGTCGCCAAAGGATTACTTGACGCAACCGCCCTGCAAGAAATCATCGGTGCGATAATTACTTTGCTATCAGTAGGTTGGATGGCAGTTGAGAAAGTAAAGGCTAAACCCGAAGCACCGAAGGCGTGAACCTGATAGAAACCACTATCATCGGGTCCATCTCCGCAATCGTCGGGGGTGCAGTTGCTTGGCTGACCAAAGGCAAATTCACGGCCGATAGTTTGCAGGTCAAGCAAGCCCAAGCGGTGCTGGCTATGTGGCAGGCAACCGCCGAAGCACAAAACAAAGAGTTGACTGAATTACGCAATGAACTTGTAGTTTTGCGTCAACGGATTGAGAGTTTGGAAACTACCATCCACGCACTTGAATCCGAGAACGCAACACTAAAAGCCATGCAATGATTCTACCACTCACCAAGCATTCCCGTAACATCCACGACATCACCTGCCAATCGGGGCAGGAGTTCTTGTTAATTTCCGACCTGCATTGGGACAACCCCCATTGCGATAGGGGGCTGCTAACCAACCACCTAAAGGAAGCCCAACGGCGCAACGCAGGAGTCATCGTCAACGGTGACTTTTTTTGTTTGATGCAAGGCAAGGGCGACCCACGACGGAGCAAGGAAGATATCCGGGAAGAACACAACAACGCCCGCTACTTGGATTCCATCGTCAACACGGCGGTGGAATGGTTTGCACCCTACGCCAAGAACCTGCTGCTGGTTGGATATGGCAACCACGAAACATCCATCATCCACCACCAAGAAACCGACATACTGCAACGCTTTGCCAGCACGCTGAACTACGCCACGGGGTCAGCAGTTGAGGTCGGTGGCTACGGCGGGACCATTGACATCCGAGTGCTGCACGATGCAATCCGTGGCGTGAACTTCGTAGTGCATTATTTTCATGGGGCAGGGGGGGGAGGCCCCGTCAGCCGTGGAGTAATTCATGACCAACGGTTACTCGCAAGCACCGAAGGCTACGACCTCACTTGGATGGGCCATGTCCATGAGTTATACTATCACCAAAACATCATCCACCGCTATGACCGCTCCACAAAGACGCTCCTTCAAAAACCTATTCACCAACTGCGTACTGCGACTTACAAGGAAGAATGGGACGGGGGCTACATGGGCTTTCATACTGAGCGAGGAAGAGGCCCGAAGCCTTTGGGCGGATATTGGATGAAGTTGGAAACCTCACGGAATAGTAGCAAGGACAACAAGGGTCCCGAACTGCAACTCCACGCCACCTTCACTCCTGCAGATAGGTTGTACTGACCTGTACGAAGAAATCGTACGCCTAAAGTAGCGGATTCCGCTACCTTCCGCAAACTATCCCTCCTGCGTATCGCTGGCGGTTAGGTACAGGTAACCGTATTCTTTTTCAGCGTTAAACTGCGGGCATTCCTTCGCAACCCCTGGGAAGTCCCGATGGCCACAAATGCGGGCCTTGGGATATTTCTGCAACCAAGAAAGAAGCACCCCTGCGATGGCTTGGCGTTGCTGGATGGTGCGGTCGTCCGTGTCCTTGCCTCCGATATACGACACATGGAGGCTCGTTGAGTTGTGTCCCTGCACCCCGTTGGTCACTTTGTCGTCGGTGGCCAAGGTCATGATATTCCCGTTGGGTTCAATGATTTTGTGGTACCCGACCGCCTTCCAGCCCAATCCCTCCTTCCAATGTTTGCGGATGGATGCTATGGTGGTGTTCTTCGGGGTGGCCGTGCAATGCACGACGAGGTGGGTGATGTTTCTCATTCTTCGGGGTTAAGTAATGGGTAGTAACAGACGGTATGGTCTTCGTCCTTGGGCAACTGGGAGGCGGACACTTCGTGAACCCCTGCCCATTGGGCCTTGGCGGGGTCGTAGCCCAGCAACTCGCAAGCCCTTCGGTACTCGCACAGGAGGGCGTGGTTATGCTCTAGGTCTTGGGGCGATATGGCTATCATCAGCCGCTCCAAGGCGTTTGTGAGGGCTTTGGCGGGTCGGGTAGAGTGGTAGGTCATGCCGCAAATTTATACGCTTTCGGGTGCATTTATGGCGAAAATTAGGAATTTATACGCTATCGGGTGTAATCGCCTAAAAAAAAAGATTCATAAAAAAATGACTACAATGGTCGCAAAAGGGAAAACCGCCGTATCTTTGACCTACAAACCAACCACAAAACCACAAAAAAAATGGAAACAATCACCAACACCATCCCGCAACAAATCACCGTTAATGTCCCATCTCAATATGCGGACATCGTGCTAACCGCTTACCTTAAGCATTTTGCTTCGCAAGGAGTTATGCTTTCCCCAACTTCGGTAGCCTTTGATTTTGTATCAGATGCTAACGAATACAAGCAATGCCTTCATGAAGAATTTGATGTAAAAACATCTGAAATGCAGACAATTGTTCGCTTTACAAAAGACGGACACGCTTATCGCATCAAGTAACCCACCGAGGGGTGCGCCTCGCCAACGCACATTCTTTTCTTCCACCCACCAAACCACAAACCATGACCCACGAAACCAAAACCAAACTCAAAGCAGCCCTTGCGACGGGCTACATCGTGCTGACCACCTGCCTCGGCATCGCATTTTTCGGCAGATTCTTTTTTGCAATCATCACCAACTAAACCCCAAACCATGCACAAGTTTAAAACCACCAACATCAAAGGCAAGGACTATGTTGAAGTCAACCAACGCCTGCTCTTCTTCCGCAACGAGCCAGCCTATGCGGGTTGGTCCATTGAATCCGACCTCGTTGACCTGCAACCCGACCGCTGCTGCATCAAGGCTATGATTCGGGATGCCGATGGCCGCATTCGTGCCACGGGCCACGCCCATGAGGACCGCACCTCCAGCATGATTAACAAGACATCCTATGTAGAAAACTGCGAAACCTCTGCCTTTGGCCGTGCCTTGGCCGCCCTTGGTATCGGGATTGAAACGAGTATCGCAAGTGCCAACGAGGTGTCCATGGCCATCGCCAAGCAAGAGAACCTTAACGACCTCAACGACAAACTCGGCCTCGTTCCCGCATACGACGACCTCACCGCCGCAACCCTTAAAGCCGACTTCTTGAAACTGGTGCAGAAGTTACCCGCCGAGCAGCAGGAACGGTTCATGAAGGACATCGACCAAATGACCCCCGCCCGCTTTGAGAAGGGCATTCAATTCATCCAAAATCAACTGTCTAAAAAATAATCCATGAACAACCTACTGACCAAATGCAATGCCGATGTTTACAAGGCCATCCTTGACATCAAAGCAAACCAACCCGTAATTGGGGAGAAACTCATCACTATCCTGCAAAATTGCGAAGAGTATAATGATTTGACTTGCTCCGATATGCTTTGGTTCTCTGCCTATCTTCCTTGGCCAATATGGGACCGCAAAGTCCACACCTTCTACCTCCTTTTTGAATCCCAACAAACCACCACAATGCCATGAACCATCTCGTAACCATACCCAAGTCGGACATCAGCAAGGCTGACATCGCCGACATCGCCGCTGGCCTTATCCTCCGAATCGAGGAAGGCGAGGTCAACCCCATCGCCGCCCATGTACGCTTGACGGCGGTCGTCAAAGCCCTTGAGCAAGTCCTCAAAGCCACCGAGGACATCGTGCGGGACGAGGCTGAAAAGCACGGCAAGACCTTCTCCGCCTTCGGTGCAGAGATTCAAGTCAAGGAGGGGGCGCTCACGCCCGACTACTCGCAAGACCAGCAATGGCGCTACCTGCAATCAAGCATAAAGGACCGAGAAGAACTGCTCAAGATGGCTTTCCGCAAGGCTGGCAAAGCAACATTCTACGACGAAGCCACGGGCGAATCGGTCCCCGTATGTCCCGCCAAAGGGACAAAACCAAGCATCGCTGTAACTTTTAAAGCCAGTTAAGATGACAAGGAGCCAAGCCCTCATCCAAGCGATGCAGTTACTCGCTACACGGCCATACAAGGCCGCAGAACTCTCCAAAGCCATCGGGATAAACATCCGTACCACTCACCGAATTTTAAGCGATTTACGGGCCTCAAATTGGCTCACAAAAGAAACCTGCAAATACTCAATTCAACCCAACCAAACCACGAATAAAAACCATGAAAACACACACAACTGAAAACCGAAGGAATCAAAAAGCATTTGTCTTCGGAACCGCTCTTTGGTTCATATGCAAAGAGCCAACGCCCGCCAAGCAAATCGTGCTTCTATCTCAAGCGTTTAGAATGTCCAACTGCCTACACGACCACTTTGTTGACGCTGGTGTGCTTGAGAAAGTTGGTTATGGAAAGTACAGGTCCGTCAGTAAATCAAGCCCATCATTTGAGACTTGCGTTAACTGCTACGATGCTCAAACAAAAAGGGTCAACAAATCAAAGGCAAAATCAGTATCAAACCACGAACTATTTACTCAAGATGCTGAAAATGTCCAAGAATTGACTATTGAATCTCTTGCCCAACAAGTGCTTACATTAACCGAAATCATGACTAAATTAGTAAACCAAACCCCAACCCAAACCCCATGAGTAACTACACCCCCCAACCCAACACCTTCACCCTGTTCGCCAACGACAAAGGTGACAACCCGAAACGGCCCGACTACCGTGGGGACATCATTCTCCCCGACGGAACCAAAATGCGGTTATCAGCATGGGTCAAGGAAGGGCAGAGCGGCAAGAAGTTCTTGAGCGGCAAAGTAGAGCCAATGAACGAATCTCGTCCCGCCAACGCTTTTGAACCACAGGCTGGAGATATGCCGTTTTAGTGTAACTTTGCCCGAAGATTACATTTAAGAGTAGACGCATTCCTTGTATAGCAGCCAAGGAGTGTTTAGATAAAGGGTTCCCGTTAAACCCCTCGCCCTGGCTGCTGCTATCAGTCGGGGCGTTTTTTTTACTACCACATGGAAAATAGTTGGTACAAGCACTCCCCCAGCGATTGGCTCGCAGGACGAATCAGCCGCAAATCTTTTGAATTGCAGGGGGCATTCATTCACATTTGTCAACTCTACTGGGTCAAGCACGGCCACTTTACGGCCCATCAAGCAAGCCTTGAAATCGGTGCGACCCTGCTTGGTCAGTTGATGGAAGCCGAAATCATTAAGGAGGAAGGCGAACAAATCCGCATTGAGTTCCTTGACTTGCAGATGGCTGACCTTGACCGTCTAAGCCAGCGAAGAAGCGAGGCTGGACGCAAAGGTGGGGAGAATAAAGCCCAAGGAATAGCCAAGCAATATGTAGCAAGTGCTAAGCAAATCGTAGCAAGTGCTAAGCAAAACGAAGCAGATAAGATAAGATTAGATGAGATAAGAGAAGATAAGATTGAGATACAAGAGAAGAAGAAGAATACTTGTGTGCTTTTTGACCAATTTTGGAGCCTATACCCCCGCAAGACCTCCAAGCAGTCCGCATCCAAAGCCTTCGCAAAGTTGAAGGACGAGGACCAGCAGGCAGCCATCAACAACATCTCCCGCCTCTACGCAGAAACCCCCGTCCAGTTCGTTCCCCATGCAGCCACCTACATCAACCAAGGACGATGGGAGGACCAAGTAATTCCCCGCAATGCTACCTTCAACCCACTAAACCAATCCGATGACGAACCCTTACCATCTTACCGCTGAACGCAGGCTCCTGTCCTGCCTCATGGACCAGTTTACCAACCGAGCGGTCCTGCTCCTGCAAATCCCAGAACGCCTATTCACGGGGAACCATGTCCTCGTATATCGGGCCATTGAATCCCTGCACCGAGCCGAGCGACCTGTGGACCTGGTTGCGGTCCACAAGCACCTAATTGACAACGGGCAAGCCCATGTCATCGCTGAATTTGTGGACATCTTGGATGGCAACACGCTAACCTCCGACTGGAAGGTATACGCCTCGGACCTCAACGAAGCGTGGAAGCAACGGGAGGAACAACGCATCATGGACGAGTTGGCTCATGACCGTGACATTCCCAAAGCCTTTGCCCGTTACCAGTCCATGCAGGCCATTGAAACCAACGTCACCGAAACCACGGCCCACGAACTCGCCAAGACCTACCTCATGAACATGAACGAGGTCAGGGAAGGCAGACGCAAGGATTCAATTTTTCCCACCTACATCAGCCCGATGGACCGAATGCTGACGGGATTCAAGCCCACCGAGTTCATCCTCCTTGGCGGTCGGCCAGCAATGGGCAAGACCCTGTTGGCCCTGCAAATCGCAATGAACCAAGCCATGGCCGATATTCCCGTCGTGTTTTTTACCCTTGAAATGAGTGCCGAGCAACTGACCCAGCGGATGCTTTCCAATCTCGCCACCATGGATGGGGCGCACTTTCTAAACCCCACGGAGAGAATTAGCACAAAAGATTTCATGGACTTGGGTCAAAAAGCGGACCTCCTAAAGTCCAAACCGCTCTACATCGTAGACTTGCACCAAGCCAACCTTGACCGCATTGAAGGCGAAATCGCTAAACTGAAAACCAAGTACGGGATTTGCGGATTCTACCTTGACTACCTCCAACTGGTTGAGCCAACCAAGATTGACAAGGCCAAGCCCAAGATTGAGCAGATGACCAACATTAGCAAGACCCTCAAAGCAATCTGCAAACGGCAGAAAGTGTTCGGGGTCGTTGTATCCTCCCTATCCCGTGCAACGGAAGGACGCAGCGACCATCGCCCCATCATGTCGGACCTTCGGGAAACGGGGCAACTGGAGTTTGATGCTGACAAGATTGGTTTTGTCTATCGCCCCTACGAACACGACAGGAATCAGCCATCGGATTTGATGGAGGTCATCGTCCGAA